AACAAATTAAAATAAAATCTAAAAAACAAAAAAAAGGATTTATGCAATGTAATCGATAAAGCTATTGAAAGCAACGTTCCTGAATATCAGACACTCGTAAATCTTCAACATAAACTTCTGTGAATCATTAGTCTTAGCTAAATCTTCATAAGTCATGTCTTGAAGTACCCTCATCTCAATAAAATCAGTATCTAAAAAGAAGATCTGTTTAGATCCTGATGTGTTGCTCAAATACATGCTTGGAATTACTGGAATTGGTCCCACAAGAGTTTGTAAGACTAAGCTCGCAGATACTCCAAAAGGCAAGTTACCTCCACCGATATCAGCTGGGCTATACCTGAAAGTATCAATGATCAACTTTCTAAGGTCTTGTAAAACTGAGCTAGAACACACTGCGATTTTTGGCCTTCCACCATCATCGAAAGCGTATCTAACTGCTGTTTCAACATCGTCCCATGTCAATGCAGCAGAACTAAGATCCAACTGGTTAGTTGTTCCCTGTAACTTAACAATTCCTGAGAATTGTGTGCTTGTAGTTGAGGCGTCACCATTTACGATGAGATTTTCTTCGAGTTCCCTCAATTCTCTTGCCTTCATTAGCACTTCTAACTGCTTTGCATTTGGCACACCAGATGGACTAAATGGTTCACCACCGCCTAATCCTGCACCTGTAGGTTGAAAACCTTCCAAGATGTAAGAAGGCATTGCAGCTTGCATTTGGCCAGTGACTCTTCCAACAGCGTACAAGTATTTTATTGCAACACTTGCTCTATTGTATGTGTCAGTTGTTTCTGGTAAAGCAGCATCCTCTGCAGCTGTATAACCGCCACCTTTTGCAGTGATCTTGTTAAAGTCAGCTGTTAATCCCTGGTTTGTAACCCTTGGAATTAATTCAACAAGTGGAGTAAACTTTCTAGTTGTATCAACAACTCTAGGATCAACATAGATAGGCACCATTGCATATCCTGCAGTTCCTGATCCGCCTGCTGTTGAGGTTAATGCTTTGAAGCCTGTATCAAATCTTCCTTTCAAGTAAGATCTGTGATCGACTCCCTTCCAACCATCAACATACCTGGTTCCGTCTGACAAAGCACCGAAAGAATGTGCGTAAGCTCCCTTAACCCTTATTCCAGTTGCTGGGGCTGTACCTTTTCCTTCCATTATGCTATAAGGTCTAGAGGATTTTGAGATTTTGCCTCGAAGTTGTCCGATTTGTCTTGCTGATCAACAATACTTTTTCTAACAGGTTTTTTCAAAAGAGCTTTAATCTCCGATAGTTCAGATTTAACTAATGCTAATTCTGCTTTCAAAGCTTTAACTTCTTCTGATCCCTCTTCTTTTCCAGGTTTTTCAGGTTCCTTTGGAGCTTCTGGCTCTTTAGTCTCCTCGTCTTTTTTCTCTGGTTCAGTTGGCTCTGTTGGTTCAGCTGACTCTTCGCCTTCTTCTGGCTTCTTATTTTCCTCTTCAGACATTTTCACCTCCGAATTTAATTGACTATCACTTTTGTGATCATGAGATTTAACAATCAAGCTTCCTTCTACTCCTGGATTTGCTTTTTTTTCTTTTTTATAATCCTCTAAACTCTCAATAGATTTCATAAAAATTTCTCTATTTTTTGCTTGTGTGTTAATTGGGTTTCCTGTTAGTGCAACATTCAAAAGAATTGCATCATCAAGAAGCCTCACTGATTTGCCTCCAATCATTTGCTCAGCTGTTTTTGTTGGTATGAAGGCAATTGAATATGCGTCTAGAAATCCTTCCTTAACATTTCCTTTTATTTGATCAAATCGATCTTCAAAAGGATTTAATTCACTCTTGACAAAAAGTCCAAAATGGTTTTTTTCTACTGCTTTAACATCAGCATCGAACATTTTCCCTACAGGAATCTTTGTTTTGTTGAGTTCTTTTTCTTCAACCGAATCTCCTCTAAAGGCTTCATGTTCAAGATCTAATTTTAAACTCTTTTCCATAATCTGTTTTTTAAAACTCTCTAAACAATTCTTTGTAACTAAATCGTCCACCAAATCTATGTGTGTTGAGGATATTATTCCCTCTAGAAATACTCTCTCCTGGCCTTTTATTTCAACAATTTCAACATTAAAAGGTGCCGTGAATCTAAAACTAGGTCTTTCTAGCATTTGTTCCATAAACACTAAGAGTGAAAATCATATATAAATATTGATATTTAAAGGAATTACAATAAGTCTAGAAGAATTGGTATTATTTTGGCCTTAATCTTGTGTTCTTGATTGTTTTCTTTCTTAACTCCGACTAATAAATCACTTGTGTAGAGGTTTTCACGCATAATTTTTGCAGTGATTGTACGCTCTTCTTCATTCTCTGCATATAGTGGAACTTTCAATTTGAAGGTCTTTTGTCTTACAATTCTCTTCTGTTTTCTTATCAAAGGACCCTCTTTTACGTCCTTTATAACAGCGTCCACAGTGAATGTTTTATCTTTTGTTACCTTCAAAATTGCATCAGCTGTGAAAGTTTTATCATGGAAAAGTTCAATAACAGCGTCGGCAGTGAATGTTTTTGTAAATGTTTTTCTCAATAAAGCATCAGCTGAAAATGTTTTATCATTATCAGACTTCTTTAATATTGCGTCTAAAGTCAGTGTTTTATCCGATGTTTTTCTAAGTAATGAATCAACTGTAAATTCTTTAGTAGAAGATTTTCTCAACAGTGCATCTGCAGTAAAGGTTTTATCATTATCTGACTTTTTAAGGATCGCATCTGCTGTGAAGGTTTTTGTTGCTGCTTTCTCTAAAATAGCGTCAGCGGTAAAAGTCTTGTCTATGTCTTGATTTTGTAAGAAGGCATCTAATGTAAATGTTTTAGTAAAAGTATCTTGCAATAATGCATCAACTGTGAAAGTCTTTTGTTTTGCTGAACTAAGTATTGCATCTACTGTAAATTCTTTAGTGGCTGTTTTTCTAAGGAAAGCATCTAGTGTGAATGTCTTATCAAGATCTTGTTCCTGCAATAGAGCATCTAGAGTGAAAGTTTTTGTTAATCTCCTCACAACAACAGCATCTGCTGTGAAGGTCTGATCTGTTGTAGCTTGTAATATTGCATCAACTGTAAATGTTTTTGTTGCAGCAGCTTCCAAGATGGCATCAACAGTGAAGTTTTTATCTATGTCTGTTTGCTGCAAGTGAGCATCAGCCGTAAACTCTTTTGTGCTTGTAGCCTTCAAAATAGAATCTGCAGTTAGAGTCTTATCAAAGGTATTTCTTATAAAAGCATCAACAGTGAAGGTCTTGTCATTGTCTGATTTCTTCAATATTGCATCAAGAGTTAGATCCTTTGTGCCTGTTTTTCTAAGTATAGAATCAGCAGTGAATGTTTTAGTGAAGACTTGTCTCAAAAATGCATCGGCTGTAAGAGTTTTATCTATGTCTGTTTGTTGTAATAAAGAATCTAAAGTAAAAGTCTTAGTGAGCCTTCTAACTACTATTGCGTCAGTTGTGAAGGTTTTATCTGTTGTTGCTTCAAGTAATGCATCTGCACTAAAGGTTTTTGTAAATTCTTCTTCTAAAAATGCATCGGCTGAAAATGTTTTGTTTATATCAGACTTCTTTAATATTGCATCAGAAGTAAAAGTCTTAGTACCTGTTGTCCTCAAAATTGCGTCAGTTGTGAAGGTTTTATCAAGATTTTGTTCTTGGATTAGTGCGTCTAATGTGAAGGTCTTGTCTATATTTTGTTCTTTCAATAATGCATCAGTTGTAAAAGTCTTGTCAAAAGTATCCTGTAAAAAAGCATCTAGAGTAAATGTCTTATCTAAATTTTGTTCTTTCAATAAAGAATCTAATGTGAAGGTTTTTGTGAAAGTTGCCTGTAATAAAGAATCTGCAGTAAATGTTTTGTCTATATCTTGATCTTGAAGGTGTGCATCTGCAGTAAATTCTTTAGTGGCTGTTTTTCTTAAAATTGCATCAGCTGTGAAAGTTTTAGTAAAAGTATTTCTAAGGAAAGAGTCTGCAGTGAAAGTCTTAGTAAATGTGGCCTGTAATAGTGCATCTGCAGAAAATGTCTTATCGCTTGTTGCTTGAAGAAATGCATCAGCTGAAAATGTTTTGTCTAGATCTTGGTCTTGAAGTAGTGCATCTAAAGTAAAGGTTTTATCATTATCTGATTTTTTCAAAATAGAATCAGCTGTAAATTCTTTAGTAAAAGTTGCTTGAAGAAATGCATCAGTTGTGAAGGTTTTATCTAAGTCTTGATTTTGAAGTAAGGAATCTAGAGTAAAAGTTTTTGTAAAGGTCTTTACAAGCAATGCATCAGCTGAAAATGTTTTGTCGTTGTCAGATTTCTTTAAAATAGAATCAGCTGTGAAGGTCTTATCGTTGTCTGCTTTTTGCAAAAGTGCATCAAGAGTAAAAGTTTTTGTTAGCCTTCTGACTAAAATTGCATCTGCAGAAAATGTCTTATCGCTTGTTGCTTGAAGAAATGCATCGAGTGTGAAGGTCTTATCGTTGTCTGCTTTTTGCAAAAGTGCATCAAGAGTAAAAGTTTTTGTTAGCCTTCTGACTAAAATTGCATCGCAAGTAAAGGTTTTATCAAGATCTTGTTTTTGTAATAGAGCATCTGCTGTGAAGGTTTTATCCCTAATTATTTTGAAGACTCCACGTCCTGTTCTTGTTGGCATTTTATCCTATTGTTGCATTTACATCGAAATAACATCCTGATGAAGGATTATTATAATCCGCCCAGCAAGATATATCTATGCATGCGTCCACATTCAAGCTGCCATGGATCTGCTGATCTGTTTCATTAAGGGTTATTGCCCCAGAATAAGTATAATCATCATCGCAAAGTAAGTCTATGTTTGTGCAAGTCTCATTAATTAACAGATTAATAAAACTAGCAGTCCCAGTTCCGTTATTGCAGATCTGATAAATGCTCTGGGAGCTCCCTGCATCTTGATTTGTTGGCTCACATTCTGTTTGTGTTGCAAAGCATGCAAACTCTATATCTAGAGTTGAGTGATCCACCCAAGCAGTTGAGTTCCATATTGAAAAATTAAGATCTGGGATTACAAGGCTAATAGCATCTATTTCTGTGTCTGTTAAGGGTCCTGTACTTGAATGATTTGCCCAAATAGTCAAATTATAAAGTCCACTTAAACTTAAATCTGGAATACTACAATTTTGTTGCCAAATATCATCTCCAGCATAAGTAGCATCTCCTTGTAAAGTGCATACAGAAGAATTAATTGTTATATTTACTACATTTACTCCAGAAGTTAAAAAATCTCCAATATATTCCACAGTAAAATTTACTGTTATGTTTTCAGGGTAAGAAACATTGATTACATTTGTTTGTAAGGGATAAGTAAGATTAACCTCAGATACGAATAAGTTTGCAAATCCTGCATTATAAGAAGTATCTAATCCTGCTGCCCTCATTCTTACGGTGTTTGTTCCAGATAGATTACATTGCCATAGAGTTGAATTAACTTCTGTTAAATTACAAATAGTATAGGCCTCCCAATTATTGGCACTATCACTTTTTAAAGCCATTACAGGAGGATTCCATAATTCTTCATTACTAGAAATATTAACAATGTCTCCTTCTTTTACAGTAGTTATTATTGGAGGAGTTACATCATCAAATTCCATCACTTGTTGGATCATATCTAACCCAGTAGTATATACATAATCAACATCTGGATATGAATCTTCCAAGGCCTCTATTTGACTATGTTGTGTAGCCGTATCTCCTATAATTCCAGGAGAATAAGAATGTGAATATCTACAAAGAATATTATCAGTGCCAGTATCTGCCAAATTAAAAGCATGTGCTGTTGCTGGTTGATAGGAGCCAGGATAACAAGGCATAATAAGATTTTTGTTATCTCCAGGCTTCCGATGGTCTGTAACATTTGGATAATACATTTCATGAGGAGCATCAGTCCAATCAATAACATTATAAACAGGGGGAGTATCTGTGAATGGATAATTATATTGCATACCCCAATTATCATAATCTAAAGGAATATACTTTCCATACCAATTACTCACACTAGGAGAAATTCCAAGCCATCCAGTTACTGTACTTCTTGGATATAATTCACTATCAATAATAAAAATTGCTAATTCTCTTTCTGCGTTTTCAATTGGATTCATGCTCCAATTACTTGCTTCATAATCTTCTGTAAAATGCCAAAATTGCTGCCACTCTGGATTATCTTGACACCCTCCTTCAGGACACGTTCCCGTATCAAATATCTCCCCAATTCCATCATCATCGTCTGTCTCCCACTGACTATAATTGTACCATTCAATAATGTGCATGTGCCATCCTATTGTATCATTCCAATACGTAGCGTTTACACTAAAATTTTGATAATCATTAATTTCATGATCTTCTAAGAAAACATCCAAGATTGCGTTACACCCATAATTACTAAAACACATGTCATTATCCATTCTCAATTTCCAAATATATTTTACTGAATTATTGTAAGAATCATTATATGCATATCTATGGGATTCTAACATTGATTTATAAACATAATCATTAGTATCTCCATAGATATGCATATAATGATTCTTACAATAATTCAGTAAAATATATTTGGAAATTGAGAATGGATAATGACATGTGTTTT